AAGGGAGGTTATTCTAAATGACAAAAGAAACAGACATCGCAAGGCAAAAGCATTTATTTGAAATTGAAAAGTGCAAACAGGAATTAAAAGATTGCGTTAAATATTCGCCACACCGGAACGATACGCAAAAACATTTACAAAAATTAAGGGAGCAATTGAGAGTTTATGACAAATATAAAAGATATGATATTTAATAATGATTGTTTAGAAGGTATGAATAAAATGGAGGATAATTGTGTAGATATTACATTCACTAGTCCCCCATATAACGATACTGGTAAAAACGATGATAGTAGTAAATCACATAAGAAATATTTAAAAGTCGAAACCAAAAAAGATTGGTATGAATGGCAAATTAAATGTATAGATGAATGTTTAAGAATTACAAAAAAATATGTTTTATATAATGTTCAAGGAATTAAAAATAATAGAAAAGATGTTTATAAAATAATTGGTCATTATGCTAATAAAATACACGATATTCTTATTTGGAATAAACCAAGTGGAGTTCCTTGTGGAAATCCACATAAAATTAGTAACAGATATGAATTTATTATTATTATAAAAAAGATTTCTAGTATGGGGTGTGATGTAAATAGCGATTTTTATACTAATGTGATAAATATGAACGGAAACAGAAATAATGATTACGCAAATATTCACCACGCAATTATGCCTATTGAATTAGCATTAGAAATAGTTAAAGAATTTTCTAAACCAGAAGATATTGTGTTTGACCCGTTTATGGGGTGCGGAACAACAGCGGTTGCTTGTAAGCAATTAGGGAGACATTATTGTGGCTTTGAGATAGAAAAAGTTTATTATGATAAAATTATCGATAGATTAAAAGGAGTTTCTAATAATGGTCAATTGAGTTTATTTGATGCAAATGCAAAAAATTTTGATTTATTTGAAAAATAATTTGACAATAAATTATACTAATGGTAATATTTAGATAATGGAAAGGGAGAGAAAAATGTTAAAAATATGTTTGATTATAGGTTATGTTGCTTTATCATTATGTTTTGCATTATTTGTTTCATTTTGTTTGTATAAAATGTATTCAAAACAAGTAGTGTTTATGCCAGCAATTATAAAAATAATTTTATTATTATTATTAGTTGTTGGGTTAGGAACATTATCTATATCGGCATTAGGACAAATATTATGAAAATAACAAATAAATACAATTTACCTAACGCTTTGGTAAATATAGCAAATATGGATAATGAACCACACAATGAAAAAAATACTTTTAGTGCTACAACCATATTAAAAGGCGAAAAAGAAATTATTTTAGAAAATAGACATTTTGATGAAATTGAAATGGATATAAGTGATATGACTTGGACAATTTTCGGAACAGCAGTTCATAGTTTAGCAGAAAAAGAAGTTAGCGAAAAAGACGGAACAAGCGAAATGAAAATTGAATATTGCTTTATTAAAGAAGATTTAGTTAAAATGGGGTTCAGCGAAGAATTGGCTAATAAATATGCTAATAAGTATAAACTCACTGGTCGTTGCGATTTATATAACGAAAAAGAAATGTTGTTACAAGATTATAAAACAGCGACCGTATGGAAATTTATTTATGGAGATTTTGATGAATGGGAAAAACAAGGATACATTTACACTTGGTTATTACGAAAAAATAATCAATATGTAAAAGATATAAAGTTCCATGCGTTATTAAAAGATTGGAATAACGGAGATAATAAAATGGCAATTTTAAAAAATAATTATTATCCGCCAAGACCAATTACAACATACTCATTTCAACCAAACGAAATTGATTTAATAAAAATACAAGATTTTATTTTTGAAAAAGTAAAAAAATTGATTACTATTATTGAAAATAAAATTCAAGATAACGACATTGAATATTGCAATGAAAAAGAAAGGTGGCAAACAAAAACCACATACGCTGTTATGAAAAAAAATAGAAAGACGGCATTAAAAATATTTAATAATTTGAATGACGCAAATGCTTTTATAAAAGATAATAGTGAAAAAAATATATTATCTATCGAGACTAGGTTTGGACAAGCAAGAAAATGTATTGATTATTGTATCGCTCATGAATATTGCTCGTATTATATACAAACGAAAGGAGAATAAAATATGGCAGAATTAGTATTAATTTACGGAAGAAGTGGAAGTGGAAAAAGTTGTAGTGCTAGAAACTTTGATAATTTATTTATTATAAATATCAATGATAAGCAACTACCTTATAAACCATTAGAAACTCAAAAGGTATGGAATTGTGGGGATTACGATAAAATTAAAGCAATGTTATTAAAAGCACATTCAAATGGTTATAATTCAATTATGATTGATGATTGTGGATATTTAATAACAAACGATTTTATGAATAGACCTACAAGCGCAGTTGGTAATCAAGCATTTGATTTTTATAATAAACTCGCAACTAAATATTTTAATTTATTTGTGTTTATTAAAAACGAATTACCAAAAGACACTATTGTTTATGTAGTTATGCACGAAGATATTGATGACCAAGGTTATCATAAATTAAAAACAATAGGAAAAATCTTAGATGATAAAGTATGTCTTGAAGGGCTTTCTACAATTGCATTAAGAACTTGTAAAAATAATAATAAATATTGTTTTTGCACAAATACTGATGGACTGGATGTTACGAAATCACCAATGAATATGTTTGATACACAATTTGTAGATAACGATTTGAAAATTGTTGATGACAAAATTAGAGCATTTTATGGTTTTGCTCCAAATTATCAAAAACCAGAAAGTAAATAGGGAGGAAATTATATATGTCAATAGGACACACATTTACAAAAGAAGACGAGAAGAAATTTGAACCATTACCTGAGGGTGATTATGAATTAGTTATTGAAAATATCGAAAAGAAAACTTTTATCGAAAAAACAGGCGCTTATAGCGGTAAAAATAATATTTTCTTAAAAATTACTTATAAAGTAAGAGATGACCAAGTACCAGCATTACCATATGCAGGAAGAAAAGTTTTTGCTAGTATTATGCCAACATACGACAATCAATCAAAATGCTTTTCTCAACATATTACACAAGAAGATGGGGAATGGGTAGATTTTAACAAATTATCTCAATTATTAAAAACACAAAGTGCGAGAGATGGATATAAAACTGATTTTCCAAACGGAATTGATGAATATATTTTATTTATGACAGGTCGTGTATTGATTGGTCATGTTACTCAAAGAGACAATGAGTATAACGGAGAAATCACTATTCAAAATAATGTTACTTATTGGAAAACAAGCACTCTTGGTAGTTATGTAGAGAAAAAAGAAGAACAAACAATATACGCTAAAAAAGAAAATGTTGTTCCAAAAAATGAATTAGATGATGATGATTTACCATTCTAATTAATTAGGTTTTTAGCGACTATCATAATTTTAAAAAAATATTTTTCTCTCTTACACAAAATACATTGTGAATAGTTGCTTTAAATATTACTAGCGAAATTATGTTGCTAGGGTTTCTATAAAGTTCTTGACCTATAAGAACTTACATGGGTATGAGTAGGTAACGCTATAAATACTCAAAGTCATTATTTGTGTAGTTCTTTGCTTATTTCTCTACGCCTCCTTTATTAACTAGCCAAAAAAAAGAAATAAGATATTGAAAGGAAAATATGTTATATAAAGATTTACAAACAAAATATCAAAAAATACCTGTTGAATTAAAGGCACAAAAAAGATGGTGTTTATATATTTTAAAAAAGAAAAATGACGGAAATTTTACCAAAATACCTATTTGTTCTATGACAGGACAAAACGCAAAATCAAACGATAGCAATACATGGTCAAATTTTGATATTGCTTGTATGGGTGCTGAAAAATACAACGCTGATGGTTTAGGATTTATGTTTGGAGATGGTTATTTTGGAATTGATTTAGATAATCACATACAAAAAGATGGTAATTTAAAAATGAGCAAAGAAGAATTCGATTTACTTGTGAAAGAGTTTACAAGTCAATTGAATTCTTATACAGAAATCTCTCAAAGCGGAAATGGTATTCATATTATTTGTAAAGGATTTCTTCCCGAAGGTGGGAATAGACAAGGAGATGTAGAAATGTATGACGCTTTTCGTTTCTTTGCTATGACAGGAAATCAATATCCTAACACATTATGCGAAATAACAGATTGTACAGATAAAGTAGTTCCTTTATTCAATAAACACATTAAAATGGCAAAAGAACAACAAAAACAAAGTGAATATAATAAAAACAACACAACTTTTACTTTTGGAAATCATCAATACAACGAAAGAGAACAAGCAAATATTTCTACTGATAAAAAAATAATAAAAATGAGTGATAGCGAAGTATTAGAAACGATTAAAAATAAAGCAAATGATGTTTGGAATTTGTTGCAAGGTTTTAGAAAATTAAATGATGAAAGTAGCAATGACCAATCATTAATGAACCATTTATGTTTTTGGTGTGATAAAGACACAAATCAAATGGAAAGAATTTTTGAAGGAAGTGCTTATTTTATGTCAAAAGATGATGAACATAAATGGAAACGGAATGTTAGAAAAGATTATAAAATAAGAACAATTCAAAACGCAGTTGATAATGTATCAGAAACTTATAAAAGATATGAAAAAGAAAAAAAACCAACATATATAAATGCTCCAATTCAAAGTGTTTTATCTTCAACTTTTATAAACACAAACGGAATTATCGATATGGATGTTAATAATCAAAAATTTAATGCCAAAAGTAAAAAAATTTTTAGAAGTTTTGGTCTTAGTGATACTGAAAATGCTGAACATTTTTTAGCATATTATGGAGAAATATTGCATTATAATGTTGATAATAAAAAATTTTTAATTTGGAACGGGAAGATTTGGAAACAAGATAGCGATGAATTTATCAATACTAAAAAATTGGTAGATGAGTTTATTATTATTTTAAAAGGAGAAAAAGACACCTTAGTTAAAAAGTTAGAAGAATTACAAAAAGTAGAAGATAAAGATACTGAGTGTGCTAATTTATCAACTTTTATAATTGCTTTTGATAAAAATATCACTCGAATTTCTAACCAAAACGGAAAAAATGCTTTGATTAATGAATTAAAACATTTATCTGAGTTGCCTATTAATAACAAAGAACTGGATAAAAACGATTTAGAGTTAAATACACCTAGTGGCATTGTTGATTTAACAACAGGAGAAATACGACCACATACAAAAAAAGACTTAAACCTTTTAATGACAAGTGTTGGTATTTCTAAAAAAGAGCCAAAAATATGGTTGCATTTTCTTGATACAACATGGACACATCCTAGTTTAACAGAACAAGATAAAAAAGAATTAATACATTTTTTTCAAAAATATCTTGGTTATTGTTTGACAGGAAAAAAGAATTATGAAATATGCGTTACATTATATGGAAATGGTAGTAATGGAAAATCAGTTATTCTTGGTGTATTAAATCATATTTTCGGAAATTATCAAAAACCAATTAAATCGCAAATAATAGCCAATACAAACGCAAACACAGGAAACATAGAAAATGCTATTGCTAATCTAAATAATATTCGCCTTGGGCTTATAAACGAATTAAAATCAAATGCCACAATTAATGCTCCATTTGTAAAACAAATAACAAGTCATGATGAAGAAATGGAGGGGCGCTTTTTATACGGAAATAGTTTTTTCTTTTATCCAAAATTCAAACCAATTATTATTACAAATCATAAACCTAAAATTGTTGATACTGATAATGGTATTTGGCGTAGAATGTGCGCAATTCCTTTTCCCAACGATTTTGAACATAGACCAGATAGAGATGTTAATTTGAATGATAAATTAGAAAAAGAGTGGTCTAGTATTTTATGGTGGATGATACAAGGAACTATTATGTATCAAAAAGAAGGACTTGAAATGCCAAATTGTGTTAAAGCAGTTACGGAAGAATATAGAAGTGAAATGGATATGGTTGCTCGTTTTATAAATGATATGTGTGATATAAGTGTAGGCAGTGATTATATAACAAGTAGTAGTGTATTATTTGACGCTTTTAAAAAATGGTGCTATGCCTCCAATGTTGAACTCAATATAAATGCTAGTCAGTTTAAACAAGAATTAGCAAAAAAAGGCTATCCACAAGTTAGAACAAGCAAATGTAATAATTACAAAGGAATAAAATTAAATGCCGATAGTAAAGGACATTCATTTAATAATTTATTGAAAGGAGAATAAAAATGGTTATTTATTATTTATTGTGGTTTAAGGAAAAAAACATTTTATCGAATTGTTGCTATGTTTCTTTTGATGCAATGCAAAAAGATATTAAAGAAAAATTTGGAGAAAATGGTTTTAAAAAATGTCTTTTTGTTAATGAAGATAAAACAATTATGTTTTATGAGCAAAATTTAAATATAGGAGAAGAATAATGATTATTTTTAAATATCAAAAACGGTTCAAAAATAAAATAACTAACGACAAAGTTATTTTGAGCGATAATACAATATATACAAAGCACGATATGTTCTTATTATTTTATTTAAAAGACAAATATAAAGAAAATTATTCTTCGTTTGTAATATCAAGAAAAAATAAACAATACAATACATTAGTAATTAAATTATTTAATGGAAAAAAAGTTAAAGAAGAATATATAAATTTTGCAAATATAATTCAAGAATATTTATTAAAAAGAAAATTAGATTATTCAAAAGAAATGTTTTATTTATTTGATAATCTACAATTAAATACAAAATATAAAATAAAATCTTTTTGTATAAAAAATGCTAAAAAAATAATTAAAATTAAAGGAGAATAAAATGATTAAAAAATTTAAAAATATTTTAGAAGAAAATTTCTTTATGGTGTATGATGGAAAAGATTTCAAAAACAAAACAGGACTTGAATTTATCGCTTTCAAAGGAATGAAAAATCCATACAAATTCCAATTCTATGTTGATAAAGTATATTGCGGTTTTACAATAGAGAAAGAAACTAACTCAATTAATATAATCACAGAGATTATTGACACAGGGATGTATGAAATTATTAAAAAATATTATGACCAATATAGTATTGTTAATTGTGGAATTATGGTTTATTTTAAAAAAGAACAAATATATAAATTTTTAACTATCGATAGATTAAAAAATGCAATGGAAAACAATATTAAAGTATTAAATATAAATGATATTTTTGATTTAGATTTATTTTTAGCAATTAAAAGAACAAGAATTTTTGATATTACAAAAGATGATATTAATGTTACTAATGAAAAAATGAAAGATTTAATGCAATATGATAAAAAGTTCGTATTACATAAATTTGGTGAAAAAAATGATTAAATTTCAAACACAAATTAAAATAGGAAACGACACCGAGCAAAATATAGCAAAAATACTCCAAACTAATCATTATTGGGTTCACCGTATGGCAAATACAAGTGGTGGACAACCAGTTGATATTATTGCTGTTAATGGCTACAAAAGCAAAACTTTCCTTTTTGATAGCAAACATTGTGAACAAAACAAAAGTAGTTTTGATTTCAATAGGGTTGAACCAAATCAAGAACAATCTATGAATTATATGATAGATTTTTGTGGAATTAATAAAGATTATATAGGGTTTGTAATATTTTTTGAAAAGATAAATGAATTTAAATGGTTTTCGTATACTAATTTTAAAGAAATGAAAAAACAAGGTTATAAATCAGTTAATATGAATGACGAAAATCATTTATATAAATTGGAGGATATATTTTGAACACAACTATTTCAAATAAGATATATATTCAAAATCCAACAAAAGAAATAAAAGATTGGGTTTATAATAATTTAATTTTAGTCAATCCTAAATACGAAACAATGTGTCGAATTGGAAAAGAAAATGAAGCGAAAAGGATGCATATACCACAAAGATTAAATCTTTTTATAAAAAAAGGAAATACTTTAATTATTAGTACAGGTTGTTTATATGGAATTTGGCAATACCTAAAAAAAGATATTGTTAATACTGATTTTGCTCCTATTTATCAAATTAAAGAACAACATTTTATAAGTGATAATGCTCCAAAACTTTATGATTACCAAGAAAAAGCAGTTAATTCATTATTAAAAGCAAAAGGCGGAATATTACAAGCAGGATGTGGCGCTGGTAAAACTATTATGTCTTGTGAATTGTTTAAAAGAATTGGGCAAAGAACATTGTTCCTTGTTCATACTGGCGATTTATTAAGACAAGCAAAACAAAATTTTATATCTTTTTTTCCTTTATTAAAAATTGGAGAAATCACTGATGGAAAAGTGAATATGGGAGAAGATATTACTTTTGCTACTTGGCAAACAATGTGTAAAATTGATAGAGATATATATATGAATTATTTTAATGTTATAATTGTTGATGAGGTACAACATTGTGTATCTAGTCCAACACAAATAAAACATTTAGGGCAAATTGTTGATATTAGTAAAGCAAGATATATATATGGTTTATCGGCAACTCCTTATAGAGCAGACACTATGACAAATGCTTTATATTCTATAATAGGGCTTAATCCACAAGGAGAATTTAAACCAACATATATTGTTGATAGGCAAGACACCAATACATTGACAGCGTTGCATTTAGAAATAGATTTAAAAACACCCATTAGTTATGAGTATATGGACACTGATGGTAAAATGATTTATAGCGAATTAATTGATTATCTATCCTCAAATCAAGATAGGCAAAATGCAATAATAGATAAAATTGTCGAATGTCAGAATAGAGAATATATAAATGTTCTACAAAGCAAAAAAGTGGAAACATTATATAGAAAACAAATGGTTTTATGTAATCTAGTGAAACAAGCGCAAGACTTAGTTGAATTAATAAATTCTAAAACAAAGTTGAAAGCAGTTTTGCTAATAGGTAAAGTGGGGGATAGCAAAAGACAAAAAATATTAAATGATAAGTTGGGGAAAGAATGGGATGTAATTGTAGCGACTTATAGTTTAGCAAAAGAAGGGTTAGATTTACCAATATTAAGTGCATTGCATTTAGCAACACCACAAAAAGATAAGTCTACTATCATTCAAAGCGTTGGTAGAATTGAAAGAGCATATGATAAGGGAACGCCTGTTGTATTTGATTATGTAGATACAAATATACCATATTGTGTGAGTGCTTTTAGGAAAAGGAAAAGGGATATAAAAAATAGATTATGAATAATTATCATGAGTTAATAATTAATTTAAAAAAACAAATGAAAAAACAAAAAATAAGCCAAAAACAATTGTCTTGTGAAACAAATATTACACAAGCAACAATAAGTAGAGCATTTAATTTTAAAAGAAAAATAAAATTGGATACATACTTAACAATAAAAGAATTTTTAGATAAAGGAGAAAAATAAAAATGAATTATTATTTTGTAAAATGCGGAAAGAAAAAATTATGTAAGGATTATGGGTGGTATATTGATTTCACTAATAAATACAGCACTTTCGATAACAAGGAAATACATTATCAAGATTTAAAAGACCCAAAGTTTGATAATGTTAGAGAAGGGTTTAAAAATGTACCTGTAAGTCTTTATAAAGATGTATATATTGAAGATAAAGATAGTCAATTAGTCAAAAGTGTTATTAATGTTTTTATGAGTAGTGATTTTAAAAAATTTAACGATAAAAATATAAAAGACTATACTAAAAAAATTAAAAAAGAATTTCCAAAGGCTATGAAAAAATATAAATTAGATAAAAAATATTACGAAAATACAGAAGATGGGAAAAAAACAATAGAGGCTTTTGGAAACGATATTACAACATTCACCAGTGATAATTATGAGAAATGCGACAACAAAGAACTTTTTAATAAAGTTGCCTTATATTTAAACAATAAGAACACATTAGAGAGAGTTAATTTTGATAAAGATAAATATATTGAATATTGCTTAGAAAACTTATATCAACAAGGTGCTTTTATCAAGTACAATGAATGTGGAGAACCTATTTTAGATAATGATGATATGCGTGATATACAATCTTGGAAATTAAGAGTTGATTTCACTGGCAAATATAGCCATATGATTTTTATAACCAATCCAAAAATTGCTAATTATGAGTATTGCAATACAATCATTTTAGATAAAGAGAAAGTTTTGATTAAAGAAATAGAAGATAATATGGTTATTAGTAAAGAACTCAGTTTAGAAAAAGCGCAAGAATTCAAATTAGATAGTAAAAAAGGTGTTGTAAGTGAAAGCCAAGACAATATAAGTGAAAAAATACAAAAACAAATTGCTTTTGATACATATAATGAATATGAAAGCAAAAATAAATAGCAAATGTTTTTAAAACATATATAATATATATATGGGTGTTAATAAGTTTGCACTCGTATTTGTTTGGGGGTATAGGTGAAATTCCTATACCTTTTTTATTGTAAACAATGTTATAATAGCAATATGAGAGATGATATATATACAAATGTTGATGATAAAAAAATATTAGATTTAGTGGCTTTATTAGGAAAAGGAATGGGTAGGGGACTATTTTTTAATTGCCACGATAGATATAGATTTTTTAAGGGTGCTAGAAATACTAAAAAAAGTAAAGATATAATTGGATACGAGGTCATTTTAAAAATATTAACTAATGATTTCAGAAATATTGTTGTTTTAAGGCAAAATGATGTAGATAATAGACAGACTACTTTCGAGAATATAAAAGGGTGCATTTACGATTTAGGTATTGAACAATACTTTTCAATCACTACAAGCCCATTGCGTATCACTTACAAGCCCACAGGACAACAAATTATCTTTAAAGGTATGAATAACCCAACAAGCATAAATTCGCTTACATTTAGCCACGGATACTTGTCGGATGTTTATATTGAAGAGGCATACGAGGTACAGTCTTATGATGACTTTGTGAAAATTGATGGGTCTATAAGAGGAAAAACAAAAGACATAACACAACAAATTACATGTTGTTTCAATGCTTGGAATAAAGGACATTGGATATATGATTTATTTTTTAGAGAACAAACGGGATTTGAAGAAAACATATATGTTGGAGATACGGAACAAGAGGTTTTTGTTAAAGGCAGTAATGATTTAATCGCATACGAAAAAATGATTGAGTTTGGTAAAGATAAATATGGGGAAATTGCTATTAGATTAAAAAATGCTTTAATTGTGGCAACCAAAGAAAAATTAGATTTAGGACTAGCATTAGGGACATACAAAAAAAAGAGAAGAAAAATAATATACGGAATGGAAGATGATTTTGCTTTTTTAGATAGAAATGATGTGAGTTACGATTACTATGACAATCCACATTTTGTGGGTAGATACGGAAAAGGTTTATTTTTGCACACAAGCACATACAAGATAAATGAGTTCAGAGATGTAGAAAACTATGATGTGGCTATGGTCAATATGAAAGACACTTTTTTGGATGGGTACAAAGTTGAAGCATTAGGGATGTGGGGGAATAGCAGTGGAGCAACTTATCCTTGTTTCAGTGAGGACAAATGTTTTATTGATTTAGGAGTAGCCACAGGAAAAAATATTCCTTTTCATTATGAGAACAATGATAGCGGAGAATTAGTAAAAGTATTAGGTAAAGAATATGAGCGATATAAATATCTTTCATACGCCATTGGTATCGATACAGGTTTTTCAAATGGGCAAGGACAAAAAAGAACGGTAAAGCGTGGGGAAGATGTGCTTAAAAGAGTTAGGAGTGCTACTACAATGTGTTTAGTTGGTATTACACAATTAAGTGTTAATGAAATAGGTGGGGTACGAGATAATAAAATAGTGGTTCTCCATGAGTTTTTTCACTCTAATGATAAAGCGTTCTATGGTTTCAATACCGATAACGATATAAACTATAAAGACCCAGTAGAGTTGGCTCATAAGTTGTGTGAAACTATTAGAGAATGGATTTATATATATTTCAATGGTAGCACTTTTATAAATTGCTATGTCGATAATGCCGATATTGGTTTTAGACAAGTTATGGAATTAGAAAGTCAAAGAATGGGTATGCACAATATGTTAAGTTTTTCAGGTAGCAATAAATTGCCTATTCAAAGTAGAGTAGATTTTTCTAATGAATTAATGGCATACGGGAATTTTAAGACAGTTAAAGAGAATTGTCCCAACTTAATAAGAGAAATTAAAAATAGTCGCAGGGGAGAAAAAGGAGAGGCTAGGGAAGATACGGATGACCATGAAATCAATGCGTGTGAGTATGCTTGGGCTAGTTTAAAAGGTGATATTGAAAGTTGGAAAACTTTTAAGATTAGGTGAGCAGTTTAAAAGGTTGTCTTTCGATAAATCACTATACATATAAAGTATTCTAAATGGTAATTTATTTCGTAATAAAAAAGCGAAATTTTTTGGATTATTAATAGCAAAATAAACAGGATTATCATGATTATAATTTTCAAAATAAAGGTCGCCGTTAATTATATAGGGGCGGTGTCTTTTGAAAAATTTTATATATTTTTCAATGTTTTCTATATTGAGATAACGCATTTGGGCTTTTCTTAAACTTTCTTTCATATAGTTTATTATAAACAAAAAACTATATCCTTTCAAGAGTAGTGTAGGAAGCGTATAGTTGTAGTGTAGGCAAATGTAGGCAAAATGTAGGATGATAATATATATATATATATATATATATTATGGAACCTATGTATCTTTTTTTCTATACTTTAACATTAAAATAAAAAAGATATAAAATAATGTAAAGAATAGGAAATTTGCTTACACTACCTACATTAAATCAATATTATTTCGACTGGGTGGGAGAAAAATGGTTTTTTAGTGCCTACACTAAGCCTACACTAAGCCTACACTACTTACATTTTCTTGAAAAATGAAAAAAATGTTTTATAATTAGTGTAATATGAAAGATAGTGTTAAATGCAATCCAGCAAAAAGTAAAATGCCAAGTGAAACATTGACAAGAAATTATGGGGCGATTATGAAAGAACATGAGAACGACCCTTTATTTGTTTGCACTAAGGAGTGGTTTCAAAATGCTTGTGGAATTCATACACCAAAGGAAGATATTATTTTGCTAATGAATTTAAGCACAATGGAGTTAGATATTATATGCGAACATTGGTATGGAAAAGGGTGGGGGTTTGATAAAGCGTTCCAAATATTTTCAAGACAAGGAAATTTGGCGTTTAGACAAACGGTAGATGATTTGGCAAGACAAGGAAATTCTTATGCGTTAGGAATAGCAAGTAAGGATAGAAAAATCGGAATTGAGGAGGAAAATAAAGGAGAAAATGGGATTAAGATTGTGATAGGTGGAAAGGACTTGGACTAGCGGGAATGGGAAATTATCTCGCTCACGATAAAGTTAGGTTTTCACTGCGCCCACGACCTTTTTTTATGTAATAAAAAATGAAAAACGGAAAAATAGATGAAATAGTACAAGGAAAAATCCTTAATATAGATAATGAGTTACCACAGAACCCAAACAATACCAGAGAGAAATATCTTTTTGTTAATGACATAGACCAAATTGCTCATTTAAAGATAATGGAACATGATATTTGGTATGAGGGGGATGGAGATGAGATTTTAAACTTTTATCGTGGAAACATTAACATAAGATATATGTATGAGCCTTTTTTTCAAGATAACAAGCGTTCATATTTTTGGGCAATATCAGCAACTGAAACTGATTTCGAGCGTATCCATGTTCCCCTTTATCGTGATATTATAGATACTCTTTCTTCTATTGTTGGTTTACCAAAAATTACTCATTCCGAAAAAAATATACAAAAACAAATAGATTTGATTTACAAAGAAAATCACTTAGATAACATGATTTCCCAAAGTGTTGTACCACTCACACTGAACGAGGGGTGGGGGTGTTTTAAAATTGATTGGGACTTGAATGTAAGCGAAGTGCCTATTATTCAATATTACAGAGCAGAGAATGTTGATTTTACTTATAAATATAAAAATAGATTAACACAAGTTATATATAAAGACTTTTATGTAAAAGGGGGAGAAACATTTTTATTAATGGAAACTCGTTCCCTAGAAAATAAAAACCTAAAAATAATAAAAGAACTTTATCATTTAGATAGCGCTAATAATCTAACACCTTGTAGTGAACAGGAACAAAAAGAAAAATTCCCAAAACTGAATATGTTGGAAATTACCATAAAAGACTTTCCTTATCTCCTTTCTGTGCCAACGATATTTTATGGGGATAGTAGCAATATTGGCTATGGCAGGTCTATAATGAATGGAAAATTAGATTTATGCGATGCATTAGACCAGTCGGTATCAATGAGTGGTATGGCTTGTAGAGTATCTACTCCCAAAGAATACTTTAATACAGAATTCCTGGAAAGAGATAACGAAGGGCTACCAAAAGCACCAAAGACATTTCAAAGACAATATGTTTTGTATAAAGGGGGTAAAGATGGGTCAGGAACTCCTATGAACTCCGAACCAGTCCAAACTACTCAGCCAAATGTTGATTATAATGGTTATATGGAGTATGCCCAGGAATTATCATTGCATATTATGCAAGGAACTGTGTCTCCTGCAACACTTGGAATTGATGTTGCTAAAAAAGATAATGCCAATGCTCAAAGAGAAAAAGAAAAAATTACTGTATTCACAAGAAATACAATTATCTATGTTTTATCAAAGTGTGTTGTAGAATTAATGAACCAAAGTTTATGTGTAAATGAATACTTACTAGCCGTGCTTAATAAAAAAGGAGTGGTGGTCGATGGCAAAAAGGAATATGTCATTACGCAAAAAAAATACGACATACACTGCGAATTTGAAGAATTTGCTGATGCTAGTTTTGAAAATAAAGCGACAATTTATGGAAATATGTTAAGTGTTGATGCAATTACGCCTGAATTGTATGTTGAGCAATTATGGAAAGATAATATTAGCGAAGCACAAAAGAAAAAAGAAATAGATTATATAAAAGAACAAAAAGATAAAGCAAGTGGCGGAATTGGTGAAATGTTTGGAGATAATCAAGAATTGGATGAAAGCGAAACATCCAAAGAAGGTAGCGAAAAAGATTTAAGAAACGAAAGTTTTAATAGAAATAATGGATAAAGGCGGGGAATTATTCCCGCTTTTTTAAATCTATAACACCATTTTCAAAAGAAATTGGTTGACTTCTATCAAATTGTTTTTCCTTACTAATTTTAAGCATTATAGGAGCAGTCGCTGTGTGTTTAACGCTATTAATCACTACCAAAACTATTTCTTGTCCAGCATCGATTATTGGCGCATTAGCATACTCACACATTTCAAGCACATCTCTATATCCAAATGAATTACTTATAATAGGTATTTCTTTTGTTATTAAGATTTGTTTATCATTTTCAAACCATTCTAATTCAGCATGTAAAAAGTAATTACCGCAAGGAATACGCACTTTGCAACCTTTAAAACCCCATTGTATCTTATCAGCCAAATCAATAGTTAATACTGGGTATCTATTGAAATTTAATAACTGAGCCACTTCTTTTCTATTCATATTTTCTCCTTTATGTGATTATTATTAATCTTAATGTATTATTATTTAATTGTCAATACTTATTTTAAATTATTTATATGTATAATAAAGGTATGAGTTCTAAATATGTTTCTATCGCTGATAGACAGGTAAAAAGAATTAGCGAGATAGACCAAAAAAGAAATGTAGTCGATAATAGATTACAAGTTTTACGCAATAACTTATGCCGTGCAAGTATGGAATGGGCTTTAACTGATATGCCACTAGGTGATTTACAAGACAGGTTATTAAAAATATTTAATTTGCCAGTATTTGGTGGTTATAAAGATAAAAGGATGTATATTAGTGCTTTATCTCTTGGAAAAGAATTGAGAACCAGGTATAAAGCAAATGTTAAAATTTCAGGAACTGCAAACGCACAAAGTCGAATGGTTATAGACCTAATAAAATCAAGCCATGTAAAAGCACTCAATAGAGAAAAATATAGAGTTGGCAATAGGTTTGAAGCAAAAAGGAAAAAAGAAATAATGGATAAAGATATAGAAAAATCAAGAAATCTTACCGTGCCAATTGTTTTTTATTTGGCGAGTAGCCATTCTAAACCAGCCAAAGACCATAAAAATTACCAAGGTAAAATGTATGTTGACAAGGAACGGAAAAATATATTATTACAAGCCCATGTTGGAGACACCATTATAAAAAAATGTCAAGAATACATAAAGAAAAATAAAGTACAAGCCGTGCAACGGGTAGTGGGTAGTCCGGTCTATTTTATTTATAGACCTTTCTGTAAGCATTTCTTTGTACCAATTCCTACAAGGAAAGTGTTAGATACACCTAAAACAAAGTTAATGTATCTTGCAAAAAGCAAAGAAACACAAGCGCTTGAAGATAGAAAGAACAGACAAGGAAACGGAACAAGAAAAGAAATTAATGCAAGAGAACATTACAAGCGATTAGAGTTCGTTTCAGGACTAGGTAAGGGTAATTCACTACCAAAGCCAATTCTTAACAAATTAGGGCTATTACAACGCAAAGAAAAGGCATTTTATAATTGCTGGTCAAAAAAGTAAGCAATCTCTTCATCTTCCTCTCTTTCATCATATGAATAACCAACTACTTTTATTTTGTTGCTATATTTGCATTTTATTAAAAACTTTTTTGCTTTATAAATATCCCAAAAGCATAACTCAAAGTTATGTTTTTTTGTAAAATCAAAACAGGTAAACTTAATCATTTATTAAATTATCTCCTATTCCCTTCGCTAGTTGTGTAAATTCGTAATCATAACCGTTTAATCTCATTTTATTAACCTTTTATTTTTCTTGGGGGGTTGTCCCAACCTTTCTATAAATAATATAGCAAAACAATTTAATTATATCAAATACTTTATAACATAAGTTATTATTAGCCGTGCTTGACAGGATAAAAAAACTCCTATCGCTAGGAGTTCATATCTTTTCTAATTAAATCTTTTAAATAACCATTTTTATTGGATTTACTAAACATAAAATTAAGAATATCTTGGTCTTTTGTTGTGTTTAAAATAAGATTAATAATTTTTTGATTTTTCTTATTCCACTTTTTAATATATTCTCTTTGGTTATTGTCGCAAACTCTTGTAAAACTCTTGTTTAAACGACCAGTTCTTTCATTAACTACATATCCATCAGGCACTTCAACGACTTTTTTAATTACTTTTTGTTCCATTTTTATTCTCCTTTCGGTTTTGCACCAGACAAGGCTTTTAACCTTGTTTCGTATTAATTTTCAAATACTCATCAGTGGTCTTGTTTAGTAGTTAAA